TGTTCCTCCGAATTCCACGAATTCCTATAATGCTCGGAACGTGAACACTTCCGGGACTTTGAACAACAACAATGCTTATAATGGGAACAATGGTCTTCGCCCGCTTTGGATGTACAACTTTGACTTAGTAGGGAAACCGAAAACAACAGCACATCAACAAAGGAGAAAACATCCCACCGTTAAGGTAAATATACGACTGCCGATGCTTAAAGTTTGACAAACAATCTTGACGTTGCTATATACGGTAGTCAATCATTAATTAGAAAGTGACATAAAAATGACAATAGACGAAATATTTTCATTCGAGAACATATACAAAGCATACCTATATACTAGACGTGGTAAAAGAGACAAAAGTTGCGTTATCAGATATAGTATGCACGCCATGGAAATGGTTAACCGATCTAACGAGTTGTTAATATCAGGTGATTATGTTTTTGGCAACTACTATCAATTTAAAGTATATTATCCTAAAGAAAGAGTTATTATGGCTCCGCCATTCAAAGACCGAGTGATACAAAGATGTTTATGTGAACAAGTGTTAACCCCAATAATAGAACGACAATTAATATATGACACATATGCTTGTAGAGTAGGAAAGGGTGCCCATGCTGGTTTAAATAGAACTGAAGATTTTTTCAGACGATATTATAGAAAACATGGCATTGATGGATGGATTATCAAAGGCGATATTTCAAAATACTTCTATTCAATAGATCATGATGTTCTTAAAGATAATCTAAAACCATTATTGATCGACTACGATATTTGGTGGGTAATAGAGCGGATAATTGATAGTACAGATCAAGTAGGTCTACCACTTGGAAACCAGTCGAGTCAGTGGTTTGCTAACTTCTATCTTAGCAAGTTTGATCATTTTGTAAAGGAGGTTCTTCATGTAAAATATTACATACGATATATGGACGATTGGATAGCGCTTGTGGAGACAAAACAAGAAGCTAAACAGATATTAGGTAGAATGAAAGATTTCTTATTATCAGAATTAAAATTAACAACAAATAAGAAGACTCAAATATTACCTTTAAAAAACGGTGTCGACTTCTTAGGTTTTCATATGTATGTAACTGACACTGGTAAGGTTATAAGAAAAATAAGACGTGATAGTAAAAAAGCTATGAAAAGAAAACTCAAAGCTTTTAAAATTAAATATGAAAAACAAGAACTTTCAAAAGAAGATATTGAACGGAGTTATGATAGTTGGAAAGGTCACGCACGACATGGTAACTGTTTTGGTTTAATCAGAGAGATGGACGTTCTTTATAAAGACATATTTAAAGAAAGAGAGAACTTATATGACACAAGCAATTAGTAATCTTCCAGTTGGCGCTAAAGTAAAATTTGGAACTTACCAAGTAGAGTCCGAAACTGCTGCTCCGATAATATGGACTATCGCTGATAAAAATCACAGCGGATACCCATCAAATAGTGTAACGTTATTTGCAGAGAAAATACTTGATCTGATTGGTTTCGATGCAAAAGAGCCAACAAACACTGACGCAAATCGTCAGACCTATGGAAATAATCGTTATTCGCAATCAAACATAGATCAATGGCTAAATGATACCGGTCTTTCTTGGTGGGCTGCAACTCATACTTATGATGCCACACCAAACGATACTGGAATGTCCCAACCCACTGGTTATTCTGATAAAAAGGGTTTTAAAAGTAATTTTACAGCAGAAGAATTAGCCGCGGTATTATCCACAACAATAAGGATCGCTAAAAATACTGTTACGGATGGTGGTAGTTATGAGGATGTCGCAAGACAATTCTTTCTCCCATCAACAACCGAGTTAAATTTAGAAAACGAAAACAGTATTGCTGAGGGAGTTGTATTGTCCGCTTATTCTGGAGCAGCAGATGCTTTAAGAATTGCTTATCCGACACAAGCTTTGGTGATGAATACTTTAAGTGCAAGTAAACCGGCTTCTACAGCCGCTGCTTGGTATTATTGGTTAAGAACTCCGTATTCCGCGTATTCCTGTAATGCTCGGGGCGTGAGCACTTCCGGGTCTTTGGGCAGCAACAGTGCTTATAGTGGGAACTATGGTCTTCGCCCGCTTTGTAATCTGGGATCTGGTATTTTGGTATCTGATTCTGTAGATGGAGATGGGTGCTATCAAACTATCTTTACAACGCCCCATGTTATAACCTTAGATAAACCTATAACTTTACCAGCTAACTCGACGCTTATCAAAGTTAAATTCACGCCAAAAGTGAACGATGCAGATATGACTTTAATATCTGTCGATGGTGAAAAATTAATATTTAAGAAAGAATCGATAGCGGTGGAAGATGTGGTCTTGAAAGTATCAGGAACAAATGCTAAGATAGATAAAATTGCGTATACCGTAAGTTAGAAAGGATTGTAAAAATGGGTAAATATAAAAATGAAGATTTAATTTCAGTTAAAAAAGAAAGAGATCAGTTATTAAAAGATAATATTGCTCTTGGACTTCAAGTTTCAGATTTAGAAATCTCTGGGATGGAATTGGGCTTTCAAACATCTGAAATGGATATTAGAATTACAGAGTTAGAAGGAGGAAAAACTAATGTTTGATAGTGATTTTGAAAAATGGAATTATCGATACCAGAAGCACTGGTGTACAAAAGCCCAACTAAAACGTTTGGTAGCTTTAAGTGTTTTAACCGCCACAGAATACGAGACAATTACCGGAGAAATATACTCGGCTTAAAACTACTCATAAATAGACAGCTAGGAGGGTAACTTGGACCAATATCAAATAATAGTAGGCATTGCGGCTGGAGCACTGACGCTCTTCGCTTTTGGTGGTAAAATTTGGAAAGTCGTCTGTAAGGGTTTTGCGTGGATATTCTTTAGACCCCATATAGCGATACGGACGACAATGGATGAGAGGTGTATCCAATTGAGTGAACGAATAGAACAAGTTAGCACCAGACAAGAGACTAAGATCCTTGAAATGAATGCTATGAGTTTCGGTTTGTTAGCCATATTACACGACAGAATATTTCAAGCATGTATGTATTTTATTGAAAAAGAATCAATATCTTGTGACGAGTTGGAAAATCTCGAGTATCTATATAATGGGTATTCGGGGTTGGGTGGTAACGGTACGTGTGAAACCCTTATGCTCAAAGTGCGAGATCTAAAAATAACAATTTAAAGGAGAATTCAAAATGAGTGAAAAAACTAAAATTTGGTTAAAAGCAGCAGGCGTAAGAGCAGTTAAAACTATTGCTCAAACAGCTATCGCTACCATTGGAACTACAGCTGTTATATCTGGGGTAGACTGGACGATTGTATTGTCCTCAGCAGCTGTCGCTGGTATTGTATCGTTATTAACATCTTTGGCTGGATTACCTGAAATTAAAGAGGTTTAGTCATGCGATACAAAGTACATATTCAAGATAAGGGTTGGTCTTTGTGGTTTGAGGAAGGTCGCTTCGCTGGAACTGTCGGCGAATCAAAACGTATCGAAGCAATTATAATTGAGGGTGTCGATGAATATCGAGTACACGTTCAGGATATTGGTTGGATGCCGTGGGTAAAAGCTGGAGAAATTGCCGGAACTGTTGGCAAAGGTAAACGTATCGAAGCTATTGAAATAAAGGGTGCAAACGTCAATTACCGAGTCCATGTTCAAAATGAAGGCTGGTTAGATTGGGCTCGAGATGGCGCAATGGCTGGTACTGAAGGTGGTGGTTTACGAGTTGAAGGTATCCAAATCCTAACATCAAATGATCCACTAGCGGTTGATAATAAAGAATCAAGTATCAAATTTGCACCAAAACCAATTCCCGTACCAGAACCAACACCAGTAGCACCCTCGCAAACACCAAAGTCTGGTAAAGTATATTTGGCAGTAGGTCACGGCATCAGCTCAAATGGTGCTTGGGATTGCGGATGTGTTGATGGTAATCTTACAGAGGCGGATCTGATGTTAGCTATTGGTAAGGTTGCAGTTGCACATTTACGTAACATGGGCTTTACAGTGCTTTCAGATGCTGATACAGATAACGATAAGAATATCGCAGCCTGTGTTGCAGAAGCAAATAACTGGGGCGCTGACGTGTATGTCTCGTTACATTGTGACTATAACCTAGCGCCATCTGGTTTATTACCGATTATCTATCCGGGCAGTAACGATGGTATGAATCTTGCGAATAGCCTGATCGCTGCCGTACAGGCGGCTAATGGTCTTAGAGTACGCGGAATCATCCAAAGAGATGACTGGGAAGTATCAGATACAAATATGACAGCATGTATTTTCGAGACTGGAAGTATTCGATATGATGTTGGTAAGCTTTTGGACGCGGAAACATACGGAAAAGCCGTAGCACAGGGTATATATAACGCAATGTAGCCTCAAAACGGCCATATTCAGGGTCAAAATAAGCCAAAAACAGGTCATTTCCTATGTAACGCCCATATTCGCGATCTGAGCGACTTTAAGGGTTTTAACATATTAAGTGACCTGTAATAATTTTAAACGTCTGTATGGGGCTCTGAGAGGCTATGTTTTTTCGGAAGACTTGTAAAAACAGCATAAAACTTAAAAGTGGAGGATTGTAATGGTAAATTTGGTATTATTCTTTATAGTATCATTTGTAAGCATTCAAATAGGTTATTGGTTCTGTTATTTAATGAGACCAAAGACTGTTGGGAATATTCTTATAAACGATACAGAGGATTTTGACGGGCCGTTCTTATTACTTGAATTAGACAGTAGCGTTAAAGAC